ATGAGCCTAGTATATTCAACAGAAACAGGTCGTATCACACCTGAAGAAGAGAAAGTCCAACGTCCTAAAGGCGATGGTATTGTTCGAATCCAAAAAGAAACCAAAGGCCGTAAAGGCAAAGGCGTTTCTGTCGTAACTGGCTTAGACCTAGATGACGCTCCATTAAAACTAATGGCTGCAGAACTTAAAAAAGTGTGTGGCTGTGGCGGCTCAGTAAAAGATGGCAACATCGAGATTCAAGGCGACGCGCGTGACAAGATCAAAGCGCACCTTGAAAAGAAAGGCTACAAAGTTAAGTTCTCAGGCGGTTAATCTCTAACTAATACCAGGGTTAAAATCGAAGATTATTATCACTGGATATTAGGTATTTTATGGTAAATAGCCAATATGGTTAAATACACAGTATAAGTCAGAGAATATCGACACCGAATAAAGGCAGGGCATCACACAAAGATACCTGCCTTATAAACACCAAAACCAATTTAACATAACGTACATAATACGCAGTGGGATAGGCAAAAAATAAAGGCATCTTTCTTATTTAAATCAATGAGATACCCTTATTTGTTGCCTATCTAATTATGCTATTTTCTTATCTTGTAAAGCTCGTTCAACTGCATTGATTACACGGTCGCTTTTAGAACGTTCCGCTATATTTGCCAGTAAGACAAAGTCCACATCTAAACCTAGTAAATCAGCCACTTCACAAGCATGTTCTTCGCTCATTGTGCCACCGTTTCGCCATTTATTGACTGTACTGTGGTGTAACTCTAAGTATTTAGCCACTTGTCTATCGCTAACTAATTGTTTTTCAACACGTAAACGATTTAGTAAGTCTAACGTAGTTATCATATAAAGCCCTCCCAATCACAGTATAGTCTAGAGCGTAGAGTGACTGTAAGCAGTAGACACCCATGTACAAATGATCTTTAATCGACCTCGTCAAGTCGGGAGACTTTGCGAACATCCTTTAAGCCCCCTAATTGATTCGAAGCTTTTACGGGGGCTGTCTGTAAACAAGTGATGTTCCGAGGCTTTTAAGTATTGACCAGACTTATTAAAAAAGGATCAACACCATGTCAAATCAACGTAAAACCCCTGTCGATATAATCAAAGACCGCATGGAAGTGTTACAGAAACACAGTGACGAATACCAATCAAACCCATCTTTAACCTCACATACTAAAGAAGCATCAGCTAATTACTACCGTGGTGCTCTAAATGAGCTTTACCGCCTTACAAAAGTGCTAGAGGCTCAATAACCTTTTATGGAACTCACGCCGTACCAGCAAGAACTCACCAAGTACAACAAAGCAGCAGCTAAGAAAGCCGCTGACGGTGGTTCACCTTACTTACACAAAGGTAAAGCTGATGTCTTTAGATACTTCTCTAAGAACGGCGCACTAACTCAAGCCTCTATTATAAACCGTCTACGCAAGTATCACGGTATCGATACATTCCAAAAGCAAAACCGCCGTAATAACTTCACTGAGGTTTGTAAGTGGATCGTTGCTAACGTCTGCCTAGAAACACGTACTTTCTCAAGTAACGGTACCCAAGGTCAAATCGCAAAATCTATCGGCATCAATCAAGCTACAGTGTCACGTATTATTTCGCTAATGATTAAGATGGGTGTTATACGCCCTGCTTTCACAGACAGCGAAAACCCAAATGTACAGAACGCTGGTGTGGTTGGTGATAAAGACGGAATCCCACTTAATAACGTTTATGTCGTTCAAGATGATTTCTGTTTACTAGCTGGTCCTACGGCTGGAACAAAGCTTATCACGGCCTTTCAAACCGCTGATGAGAAAGCAGAAGCAAAAACAGGATGGACACTTAAAGAGCGTTTAATCACAGTGCGCAATACACTGTGGGAAGGAACAATCGAAAGACGCATCAAGCAAATCACAGAGGGTTGCTTTAAAAAAGTTGTGGCAAAGGCTACAGACCGTTCTAGAGCCGTTCAAATCATCATGAAACGCATGATAGACCGTGGTGAAGACCGCGAACTCACCGACAGCCAATTTGACCGCATAGTCAATTACAGGCTCAAATCTTGTGGCTTTTCTGCATAATCTACACCCGTAGAGAATAACGCGATCCCCCTACTTTATATGTAGCTCCAAATCCCTTTATATGTGCCTCAGAACTATCCACAAGGCGCATTTGTCCACATTTCTACATCTGTATTCAGGAAACTACTCACACCCAACAGGCTAACGAAGTGAGTTATTATTATGTAGTGCATAAGAGGTTTTAGGGTTTAAGGCATACCACGGGATTTTAATGGCATAACCTTTCTTAACAGTTAATAAATATATAGAAGAACTATAATTACCCCGAGAAACTCGGGGATAAGTTAATGAAGCGGCCTCTCATAGTCGCAAGCGACTTGCGGCCTTGTGTGCCTGTGGACGAAACACAACGAAAGAATGGTGAGTCTACGAGTTGGGGGAAGATGGACGTGATTCTAAGAGCCTATCGCTTCGCGATGATTCTAGCAGGAAGAAAAGGCGCAATTTCTGTGTATAAAACCTTTTCACTCAATTAACATATGACACTGGTTTAAATTAAGCGTACTCAAGGGGGGAATTTGACTAATACTTTTGAACGATTTCACTATACAGACATTGATGGCCTTTTAGGCATATTAAAAAGCAATACACTATGGTTGTGCTCTTACAAAAGCATGAATGATTCTATGGAATTAAAATGGTCGCTAAATGAAAAGTTAGATGCAATAAAAAAGACAATCGAAAAAGATTATGATGAAGTTAAACATGAATTTCTCGAAAAGATACGTAGTTGCCTGAAAGAAATCCCTCTACATGCATACATGGCATGCTTCAGTTCCCAAAAAGATCTACTTAGCCAGTGGCGCGCATACGGCGATGACGGTAAAGGTGTGTCAATAGGTTTTAAGCTTGGTCAAGAGAGCAATTTTCCTGATAAAGACTTGCCAATTTGTTCTGTAGGCCAATCGTATTTCGGATGTTTTGACGTTGAATATGGGACGGATTTTGAGGAAAAAATAATTCCGTTTGATGGTTACATTCATGCGTTCAATGAGCATGTCAAAAATCTAAGTAGAGATCCTTCAAAGATGGATGATAATGCAAAAGAGATGTCCGAAATTATGATATCTCTATCAATGTGGGCCAAAAATCCAGCATTTCAAGAAGAAAAAGAATGCAGAATTTTGAATCTCACCCTTCAAAATAGTGACATTGATTTATCTCAGCTTGAATTTAAAGCAACAGGTAAAAAGCTAACACCATATTTAGAGTATAAATTTAACAAGAGCATTGTTTATGAAATTGTTCTTGGGCCCAAATCTGAGATTGATAAAGATGAACTTGACTTATTCCTACAGAAACACGGCTATGAAGACGTAAACATTGAGCCATCAGGTATATCATATCGATAGTTCTCTTTTAAGGAACCCACACCGCGTGGCGATACACAAAAAGAAACATTGTTGCCAGTTGTGTAGCAGAAAAAACAAGGCCACATCGCGAGATGTGGCCTTGTTTCATATGGTTATGGTATTGTTCAAGGGCCTATTCAAAAACTTAACCATTAAACCGAACTGTCAGGAGTAGTATGTACAATGGATCTTATGTTTGCAATTGTTAAACCAATTAAAGCAGGTTGGAATATGTTGAGAACGTTATTTCGAGGGGCGGAAGTCCGAGACGAAAAAATGATGAAGCTAGAACTAGAACAAGGAGAGCTTGTTAACGATGGAACCGCAATAAGATTACGTATTCGAGTTCGTAACCACGGGCTGACAAAGCTAACCGTTAATCACGTCAAACCGCGTATAAGCATTGCAGGTTACGGATATCACTGTAACAGTATTGTTTGTGATACCACGTTGGATTCTGAAGACCATAACGGCAAAGTTATCGAGCTAATCATCCCAACTCCATTTCTCAAAAATGATTTCACGATCAACAATATAAATAGTCAGGCTCAATGTGACCTTTTCAACACAGATAATGACGTAAAAGCATGTGTTGATTCATTGGATGTCCATATAACCCGTGGATTTTCGAACAATACTTTTAACATGTACTTAGACGGCCATACTGCGTGGTCATTTACGCTAAAGGGTCTACATTATTTCGTCAAAAAGGCCGCTTAATGTGGCCTACTCAAATTCAAGGTATATAAAACAAGTACCTTACCCATAAGAACTATGTATAATATCAATCGTTCGTAAAACCTCCGGCTTGTTTCTTTTAACGTCAGTTAAGGCAACGAGCTATGGAACCATACAAATATAAGTACCCTATTACGGCTAAACTGATACGTGATGCACGTTTACGTTCTGGCCTACAACAGAAAGACTTCATTTCTCAAAACAACCTTGAAATCACTCAAGCTACCTTTTCACGTTGGGAAACGGGACAGGCGCAAGTGCCTGTTAATGTCCTGCTAAAGCTTGGCTTAGTTAGCGAGGCCATTGTCCTATGAGCCTCAAAAAACAGTTCACCCAAATCGTAAACGGCATCAAAGAATCGCGCCGCGTTCTCGAGGATGCGTCCCCCGATTGGCCGAAAATATCCCCTCTTAAATTGGTCGGTACCGTAAAGGAATACGCGATCACAAACTTCGAAGCTGCCCGCGATATCTTCGACAGCAAAGTGGCCGCACTCGAAAACCTACAGCAACAAATCGATGAACTACGCGAACAGCTCAAGCAGATTCAAGGAGAAGAACAATGATTCTAGGTTATGTGAAATGCACCGCCCCTAATTGCAATGAAGCGATGGAAGTCAGCCAATGCAGCGGTAAACGTTCGGCCTACCTAAAGGGACGTTGTCACGTTTGTAAGTGTACGGAGCAGCGCAGCAATGCCAATACTCAAGACTATCTAAAACAGCACAAGCCTTTAGAAGAGTTGAACCCTGCCCCCGTTGAGCAAACCGATGAACTCGAAGTTCTGCAGGAAGCCCCAACCGAACCCCCTAAGAGCGATACAGAGCCGAAAGGCGTATCAACTTTATTTTGCGCTGGCATCGGTGCATTCATTGGCTTAACCCTTGGTAAAGCCGTCACTGTTTTACGAGCTGTATAAGGACACCCTACCCATGAAAAAACAAAACACACCAGAACTCGATCAACCTGTCATCGATGCTGAAGAAATTGAAACGCACACAGAGCAAGACAAAAGCGAGTTCCTAGAAGAACTAGAAAGTGAGTTCGACCCTCAAGCCGCGTTAGACAAAGCAGACGAAAAAGCCGAAGCGGTCAACGCCAAGCAGCTTGCGCTAGAAGCAACAAAAGAAACCGTTCTTGTCGGTGTTGGTATGGCTGACTTCGCCGTAAAAGAAATGGTCGATGAACGTCTAGAGATTGGTGAAGACAACGCCCACGCATTGGCAAAAGCCGCTGCGCCGGTCATTTTAAAATACAACGTTGCGCCCCCGCCTTGGGCGGTGAAATACAAGGAAGAGATTTCCTTGGGTATGGTGGCTCTCAGCATCACCGCTTCGCTCTACCTTCAACACCGCAGCCTGAAAAAAGCCGATAAGCAAGCGGCCATCGATGCCGCTAACGAAGCGCAGAAAGAAAAAGAGCAACACACCGCTCATTAAGCCTTTAAGTGATGCAAATCACACTTAATACATATCTAACCCGCTTGGTGTTAGGCATCTAAGGCACATAAAGCAGTAACACTAAGGCCGCCCACTTTCGGGCGGTCTTTTTTTTAGGGTTAGATATGGAACCAATCAACAATAACAACGCACTTGATAACCACCACGCCTACATTGTCGGCATGTCGGGTTCGGGTAAATCGTCCTTAGCCAAAAAACTGCTTATCTCATCAACTGACCAAGTCGCCATTTATGATCCGAAACGTGAATATGACGGCCTTATCGTAGGTCGTAAAATCCGCGTTTATGGCAACTTACGCACGTTCGCCAGTGCGTTAATGGCCGGACGAGAAACCAAGCAAGGCTTTAAGATAGCTTATCGCCCCTCAGAGCCTTGTGCTAAAGACTTCGACCTGTTTTGCCGTGTAGTGTGGAGTTGTGGCGATGGGAAGCACAAGAAGCCACTCAAGGTCATTTGTGAAGAAGTCGCGGAGAACTCGACAAGCTCAGGTAAAGCAACGGGTTACCATGGCAAGCTGCTTCGCCTTGGTCGCTCTTACAACATTCACACCATCAACCTATTCCAACGTGGCCAAGAAGTACCAAAGACCATCATCGATAACTGTGAATATGGCTACATCATGCTAACCAAGACACCCAAGAGCCGCCGATACTTAGAAGACCTAACCGGAATATGTGCCAATGAACAGTCAAAATTAGTCAAATTTGACTACTTCAAGCAATACGGCGTGGTCGTTGAAAAAGGCCGTATCCGTTGGTAAGTGTGAAATAAATCACACTTAATGCATATCTAAGGTACATAACCATTAGGCATCGTAGGCACATAAAGCAGTACCAATAAGACCGTCCACTACCGGACGGTTTTTTATTGGAGCAAATCTAAGAATGAAATTGAATGCAAAAAACATTGGCATCATTGCAGGTATCGCGGCAATCGTTGCAGCGGGTATGGTCTGGGCGTCAAACAACGTTGACGCTGTCGAAGACACAATTGGTTAAGGGAGTTAGATACTATGTCGACTCCGACCAAACTGAACTCATTCACTGGTACAGGCTACGGTGAGAAAGCAACGCTTACCCTACCTATCGGCCCTACTTACGAAGAGATTTTCCTAGAAACAAATCTCAGTGCCGCGCAGCTAAAACGCATCACTATCACATTGAACGCGGATGAAATTATCGTGCTTGATGGTGAGCTGATTAAGGCACTAGAAGCTTACAAAGGCCTAGCGCAAACCGAAGGCTTTTTCACAATTCCACTTGCTGATATCAGTGCGAAAACTAAAAACGGTGTTCGCTACACAGGCCTTGTGACTGAATCGGGCGATAACATCACGCTCGAAGTCGAAGTCGCAGCAACGAGCCAAGAAAACGCCCCCTCTATCCAGTTGCAAGCATGGGCTACCGTGTCGGCTCGTCAGGCCGTTCGTGTACTTGTGCCAAAAATCAAAAAGCAAACCATGCAAGCGTCATCGACTGAAAACGAATTTCTCGAATTGATTTCGGGTCCGTTGCAGTTAGTACGCCGCATGCACTTTATGAGCGGCGAAATTCACGCGCTTCAAATTCACCGTGATTTTGTGAAGGTGTTTGATTCTTCTAAAGCTCTGGAAGAAATGCGCGCCAAGCGTAACCGCCGTTTCTGGCAAGCCGATTGTTTCCACTTCGATCCAATCATGCGTGGTTTCTACATCGATGAGCTGTTTCCAACCGCACATAGCTCAGAGCTGAAATTTACGGTGAAGACCAAAGAGCCTGTTGGTTCAATTCCTATCATCGTTGAATCGGTAGAAGTCGTTCGCCCTGACTTAGTGTAAGGAGAAGCGTTTGTCTTTTTTAGAAGATTTAGGGAATTTCGGTTCCGGCATGTTGGACGACGTGGGTGAAGGTTTTGGAAGCATTATCAAAACCGCCACCACAAGCGACCACTCAAAAAACGCAGCAACAACCCAACAACCGCAGCAGCCAATCAAAGATAACAACGGTAACGCAGTGACAGGGTCACACAGACCGCAAGACAACGACAAAACGTTGTTGTATGTGGGCGGCGGTGTGGGTGTCGCCTTGCTGCTAACGGTGATCGTTGTTGTCGCAACGAGATAAGGAGAAGGTATGCCATTAATTGTGGTGCTTCCCCTTCTTGCGGGTGGTCTTGGGTTTGGCGCGGGATTTTGGTCAGGCTCAAGTGCTACGAAACTATTAAAAGTCGCCGCTGTAGGTGGCGGCTGTTATGTGGCTTATCGAGTCATTAAGGGGGGCAAATGATACCGGGTATCGGCGGCGGTTTAAGCGCGGGCGGCTCAATGCCTATCAGTGCAGGTGGCGGTGCGGCTGGACCAAGTGAAGCTACGGGTACTAACTCTATTGGTGGTGTTCGTAACGGCTCTATCAATTTTGGTGGCAGTGCGGGACAAAAGCTTGCTCAAAACTTGCCAATGGTTCTATTGGCTGTAGGCATTGCGTGGGTGGCGTTTAAACGATGAAATTTATCTTAATGAAACCAACCCGCGCAGACATCAAAGCACAGTTTTCACTGATTAAACCTGCGTTTAATGGTGTGCACTGTGCGAAAGCTGAATACGAATTTTGCTGTGAATCCGTGAACAACAAGCAAGCGAGTTTTTACCACTTAAAGGGTAATGGTGTCTCTGTTCGCTTCGTTGGTTTGGTGAACAGTGACAACGAGTATTTGATCTTGGCCATGACTGGTAAGGGATTAATCAAAGCCGCTCCATACATTATTGAGGCGGTGAAATCTCAAGGTTATAAAGCCATTAAATATCATACGGTTCGTGCAGGTATGGCGCGTGTTCTTAAATCGTTTGGGTTTGCTGTCACAGGCAAAACAGAGCATGACTCTACCCTCACGCTGACATTGGAGGAATGCTAATGGGTGGCGGCGGTAGAAGTTCAAGTGCGAACACAACCAACACAACAAATACAAGCGGCACCAGTGCGATTAGCGGGGATAACCTTGGGATTGTTCTCTCTGGCATCAATGGCAACGTTGGCAACATTTCGATGACTGACCACGGCTCAGTAAGAGCCGCATCAGAAATCGCAAAAAATGCCATGAACAGCAACAGTGCCGCTATGAGAGAAGCATCAAAGCTTGGCTCTGACGCACTAAAAGCGAATGAGCGAGCCGTTGATAAGTCTCTGGACTTTGGACGCGATGCGCTCAAGTCAAACGAAAGTGTGAGTAAAGAGGCGCTTAAATCGAATCAAGAGTCGCTAAAGTCGGCATTGAACTCTGGACAAGAATCACTCGCTAAAGCCTTAGATTTTGGTCGTGATTCCATGAAAGAAAATGGCGATGTTAGCAAAAAGGCAATGGACAACATGCGACAGAACAGCGCAGAAACAACGTCCGCCATTAAAGCGATGGCTACGCAGTCGGGAGAAAACGCCCGAGCCGCTTTAGCCATGGCAGAAAATACCGCCTCACGCTCTCAAACAGGCAGTGCCGGAGAAATGTCAAAAGTCGCTATTGCTTTCGCGGTGGTGGTTGGATTAGGTCTGGTCACTATGGCCGTTAAGGGGGCGAGATGAAACAGCTAACCCTTAAGGCAAACGAAGAAAAACGTTTTGGTGTCGGCTCAGATAAATGGCTCATTGTTCGTGAGGCACAAGAGTACCTTTACGTTCGTAGTGACAACGGCGAAAAAATCCGAGTCGATGCGGGAGACACGTTAGATATCGCAAGCTTTAAAGAGCTTGAGATTATCAACCCTCACGCTTCATCGATTCGCGTGGTGTATCAGCTAACAAAGCGCGATCTAAAAACCACACCACCTGCACTAGTGAAGTTCGCCCAATCATTGGCCGTCAGTGAAATACGTTCAGTCGTGACCACTCGACCAGAAACGGCACAACGCTTCATTAGTCGCGATCACTTGGTGATTAATCCAAACCAAAAGAAACGCTTGTTCAACGCTTCAGTCACACGACTTGAGGCCATTATCCAAAACATTAGCGATACGGAAGTAGAAGCAATGCTTGGTGATAGCAACGTTTCCGCTGTAGTGGGTTTACCGATTATGGGAGACAGAAAAGCTCCTGCAGGAATGACCGTTACAGGTGGTGGTGAGCTTTGGGCGTATAACAACAGCAACACACCGTTAAAACTGGCAATGATGGAGGTTCATCGATGAGCCACCTTATGCCCCGTCGAGTGGTCGTGAAATGCGATCCACTCACGGAACATCTTAAAAACTTACAGCCTGAACAAGTAGACGCCCTATTAATGATGAAAGGCATCTACAGAAATCAGGTGGCATTAAGTGCGGCCGTTGTATCGATACAACGCCACGCTTTCGAATCAGATAATGACGTTCACGAACTGGCCGACAGTGTGGCAGCAAATACGCTCCCTCGCCTACAGCACGTAGCGGAAGAAATGGAGAAAGAACTCAATGAGTGATTTTACGGCAATCGGGCAATTGGTGAACGAAGCCCGAAACCTACTAGATAGCATCAAGGGCGGTGCTATTCGAACCATGCAAACTACTTTTGAAAATGCATTAGTTGGCTGGGGCAAAAAGCTTGATACAGCTATCGCAAAGCACAATGCTGATTTTCGCAATGTGATTGCACCTGCGGTTGATCAGCTTCCCAATATAGCAGTGACAAATAATCAAGTCCTAAGCATATCGGGTGGTAAAACTATTCCAGATACGTTCAGGGTCAATGCAAGTGCAACGGTAGAACTCTTAGAAACTATTAGTAACTCTCCATTTGCAAGAGACGGTGCTCAACTATCTCTATTATCAGAGATTGAGCAAGGAGTACGTGCTGACTTTCCTGATTTTAACATTAGAGAAGATGGACATTACATGCGTGCGTTTAATGTTATTCGTGTGTCATGGGACTTTTCAGGCTCTAAACCTAGTTGGATTGTGTTTCCAACTTACAAAGGTAGCAGCGTGCCCAGAAGCGCAATGCTAACAGCCGCAGCATTTGTGAAGTTAGAGTCAGGTGAACTGAATAGTCGTGCTTTTGCTACGGGAGCCACTCTTGGAGCGTGGCGCTTTACTCGCCTAGCTTATGAAGGATCGTCATTCGGGTCATATATTCACAGCCACCCCTATGCGAAATCAGAAAAAGGGTCGATGCTCATTGCCCTCCCTGTTATCGCCACGGGTCATTTAGATCACCCGAAAAAACTGTTCGTATTACCGGAGATTGATTAATGATTGATTATGAAGACCTACATCCAGAATGTAAGTTGGAGCAGCTTCGAGATGCTCGTAAACCATTACTGATTGAAGCTGATCATATGGTTGAAATTGCGATCGATAAAGGCTTGGATGAAACACCATTTCGTCAATATCGCGATAGCCTTCGCAATATTACTCAAACCTATAAAACGCTTAAGGATGTGGTATGGCCTCAAAAACCATCATTGCCGCAAGCGTCTGCATAATTGGGGGGCTAGCCTACATGACATATAGAAAAACTCTGCCGCGTGGTGTGCGTAACAACAACCCACTAAACATTCGTGAGTCCAAAGGTGATCGCACTCAGTGGGACGGTGAACACTTGCTCGACCTAGATAAAAGCTTCGAAGAGTTCAAGCACCCTGTTTATGGGTTTCGAGCGGGGGCGCGTGTTCTTCGCAGCTACTCACGACAAGGCTTTCGAACCTTGAGCGAAATAATCAACCGTTTCGCACCGTCAATTGAGAACGATACCGAGCTGTATATCAAACACGTTAGTGAATGGACAGCCATCGGGCGTAATCAGGTTGTCGATGTGAACAACAACGAACAGCTGGCAAAGCTCTTACATGCGATGAGTCGTAAGGAAGTCGGTAACTATTACGGTTTAAGCATGGCGCGTGAAGGAGTTGCCATGGCATGACCAAAGAAGACTACAAGAAAATAGCAATTACCGTTGTGGGTGGCGTTCTCGCCGCCTACACCATTAAGTTTTTAAAAGGAAAAAAACTACTATGAAAACGTTTTTAAAAGAGAACCTTTGCATTGACCTTGACCAACCATCAACCAAAAAAGGCATTGCCTTAGTCGGTGCAGGTATTGCCCTAGCCACAGGTAACCCAGAATTTCTAACAGCAACGGTTACAGATGCAGGTGTTCAATATGGCGGCTTAATTGGTACGGTTGTGCCGCTAGCCATGGGACTATGGGAAGCCTTTCGCAAAGAGTGGGACTAATGGAGTATCAAACTATATTAGTGTTTGCGCTTAGTTCGCTTTTCTCTGGAATCGGTGTAGGTATGACATTAAAAACAGATGTAAAGTGGCTACGGGTTATGCTCGAAAAGATGGACGAGCGTGTAACGAGATTAGAAAACAGATCATGAAACGTTATTATCTAGTGGTTATACCGGTTCTATTGCTTAGCTCTATCGGCGTCTATGCCAGTACTAAGCGTAAACGAAACTTCACAGACTATGATGCAAGTAAGCTACCAGATCCTAAAGGCGATAAGATCCCAAACCTAAACAAGTTTATCGATCAATTATAAAGCTCGTTCCTACGAGCTTTATTTTTAACGATGCGTTTAATCTCTTTCTGTTTAAGCTTAAACCGTCTCTTTTTTTTTCGCCTAAATTGAACAACATTAGACGCAGTTTCAAAACTCATCTTGATATCTAGCTCCATGAGGTCATACGCTGATAACTCACGCCCCCCAGGAGTGTAGAGAATATCCCCCCGAATCTTAAAGCCTCTCCATGACTTCGAAGTCGGCAAGTATCCACGGTGCATAACTAAGAGCAATCGAATAACTGACAAAGGCCAGTTCCCCTTTGCTTGCCAGTTCTTAACGGTTTGAGGCGTTACACCAAAATAGGTGGCCGCTTCATCTCGCCCGTCAAAATGCCATAACAGCAGATCATTAACCTGATTGATGTACAGACCGTTATTGAATAGCTCTTCTTTTATCTTATTTTTCATGTGATCTAAGTCTCATTTTTTATAAATGGACGAAAATCATATTTTTCTACTAGTTCAGTCGCAATCAACATAAGAGCTTCATATATATAAATATTTACATTTGTGAGAAACCTATCACTGCTCTATTTGGGTTGTACTGATTATTTAAACATTAGTGCAACAAATTTTACATAAGAAGCCATAATACGCACTTAACGAGAAACCTTAGCCCTAGCTCTGCGTTCATTAATATCAGTGTAAATAGGCTTTTCAAAAAATGACCTAAACCAACTAACAAATTTAAGAGCAAACCAACTCAAAAGATTATATAAAAACAACGCCACTAAGACACCAATACCACCATAGATAGCAAAAGCCTCAGAAATCGCCTCTACCTGTTCAGCCGTCAACACAATACTTTCCATACGCTTTAAAACCTCCAGTAAAACTATAAACACCAATCGACACTCAACAAAGCCTGCCCAAATTTAAAGAGCGCCTAGCAAGATGAAGGGTTTTCGTTTTTCTCTCCAACATTGCTACGCTTCGCTGCTTATCGCTCAACAACCTAAATCAACCCCTTGAGTTCATCACGTTCGCTTATCCCTGCGGGGCTTGTTATATGCTAATTGGTAACGCCTCGCTAAATAAATCAGGCTTGTTATCTTTGGGAACTTCACCACAAGTGATAATGCGCTCTGAATCTTCCCAAGCCACTTGATAGACACAATCAGACAACACTTTGAACTGATAACCAATTTCTTGAAGTCCTATCTGGTCTAAGCTAAACAGCTTTCGATTCTTATCGTACACATCGATATAAATCTTATAGAACGACAAGTCGTTATCGATACGATTACTAGAACGATGCCTGATATAGGCTATCTGCTTTGCATACCCCGTAACGAAAAACTTAAAACCATCTAATGGACCGAACCAATCCGAATTGTTTTTTGCTTTTTTAACTGGCGTTCCTTCAGGCACAGTTTGAACAGCTGGCGTTCCTACCGCTTCAGCAGTCTGCACTAGCTCAGGTATGTCATTTTCTTCTTTATCTGAAAATGACCAAACCAACATGCTGACACCAACAATTAAAAATAGGACTGAACCGATAACAGGCCAACGCTTCCAAAGAGGAACAATATCCGCGGCCATAGCTTCAGTTACACTGCTATTAGATGCGGTATGGCTTTTGTAAAAAGGAAAGTAGGCTTGTTCGTATTTACGAATACTCGTATTAACAACATCACCATTAGCACCAGAACGCACTTTTCTTGTGTATGTACTGTTCGAACCTAAAGCCGTATTCTTAGCGCAGTAGTAAGTCACCTCAATCATGTCTTTAATATCGCGGTGTATCTTCCTTAAATTCTGAGTTACCAGAATGATATCAACACCATAATGACGGTGAAGCGAATACCATTCGAGTATCTCAGTGTTTAAGTTCTTATTAGGCAAAGTCATGTGCGCCTCATCGACGACATACAATGGCCCCTGCCCTTTATCATTGCGCCATTCATCATTGTAATCAGCCACTTTACTAAATGGCCTTTCCATTGAACCAAAATCGTTAAGCTTGCCGTCGATAACGACAATCAACTCTCTAACTTCTTCACCAAGAACAGCAACAAAATGGTCTATCTGCAAAGGTAGATTTGTGATCACCTTTCTCCCTTCTTTCAAAGCAGGAAGAACCTGGTACGCTACCGCTTCATAACTTTTACCGCCCCCTGGACGACCAACTATCCCGTATATCATGAGCCTAACCTCGTGAATGGAATCAATTGTAAAAGTAACCTAGCAACTAATGACGCTAAGATAATAGAAAGCCCTTGAGGAAGCCCAATAGCAGAAAGCACCCAAGACACTTCGCTAGGAATCGCGGTTAAATATTGAGATATATCCATAGGTTCGAAGAAAGCGAAAACCCAATCTAAAAGAGACTGACACAGTGACAATATTTCATCTAACGCCCAGATAAACACATCTTTAATCATGTCCACTAAGCTAATAATCAAGCGGTATAGAAACTCGATAAGCTTATTAAATAAATCAACTATCCAATCCATGTTAGCCCCCTAAGATGTTTTTACGTGCCGTAGCAATGGCAGTGAAAATAAGACAAAAACGAACGAATCCAAATATCCAATCAAGATTGAGATAATCCTCGATACTGTAATCACCAAAATCTAAAACAGGGATAGTAAAACTAGGACGTTTGGCATTAGACAAATCAAGGTTTCCAAAGGTGTTAACAAAACCGTCAAGCACATTAGTTTTGATGGATTCAAAATGCGCATTGGCAACACCAGAAAGCCCATCAGGATAACCAGACGTATAAAACCCCGTACAAGTATCAGTCTCGATACACGAACCCGAAGTACCAGCAGAGCTAGTATCAACATTTGCTAGACCATCAAGAGAACCTTTGATTTCTTCCAATGATTCACCCATTGAATCGAGATTCTGATTAGTCACTCGAAAGCCTTTACTAATCGCGCTTACTGTTGCGTTAGTGCCTTGCTTAACTGAAACCTCAACACCTTGAATAAGCTGCTTAGTGTTCTTGTAAATATCAATATTTGTCTTTGCTAAACCTTGAATAGCATTAGAGTTGTTAACCACATTCTGATTCAACCTATCAAGCTCAGTATTAATATCTGCCTGAGATTTATTTATATCAATGTTCAAATCATTCAATGACTTATTAACATCTTTATTCAAAGCAACAACCGATTTAACAATGTCTGTATTTGAATCCGGTGTAGGTTCAGGCTCAGTAACTTCAGTAACAGGGTCAACAGGTTCAATTGTTGCTGGGTCTCCACCTGCTCCGGGGATATTACTTGGATTATCGATATCGATATCAGGTTCAGTCGGTGTGGTTGGCAACGGTTCTGGTGAAGCTAAGTCATAAGAACCCAGACGACAAGAGAACTTACCAGAGGAGTCATGTTCACAAATGGCCTTTTCATCGAAAGGTGCATCAGGATTAGGTTTACCATCCCCATCAGTATCTTTAGGACAAACAAAAGCAGATTCAACAAAAGGTTTCTTACAGCCCTCGTAAGGGTCTTCAAGCTCAGGTTGTTCACCACCAGGGCCACAACCACCATAGTAAGAACACTCGCTATAATCACCGTCAGAGGGGCAGTCAGCACCAGTGTAAAAAGAGTCTTTTATCATCGAGCCATTCGCAGCCCTATAACCTGATAAAACCTCACATTGATTTGACGTATCACAAGACTGTCTAGAAGCACCAATCCCTTTGCCATCATCAGGAACGGGACCGGAAGGCCAAGGGGCATCCTTACCAGAAAGAAGATCACAAGTTGGTTCTTCACAAATACCAGAACTCGGATTCATCTCAGTATTTGAAGGACAAGAGCCAGTCGATTGAAAACTAATCATGTGATAGGAATCGCCAAAGCGAGAGCCAGAACAATCAGCGTTTCCATAAACATAGTAATAAGCACGAATATAATGAGTAGATAGAGAAAAAGAGGTGTAACAAAGGTGTTTGCCATACCACTTACCTGAAGTAATGCGCTTAGGTTCAGCGGTCTTAGCTAATGAAAGGAGGCCGCTACCCGTTCCCACAGTGCCTACTGGAACAGTATCAACTTGTGAACTATAAACATTAGAAAGCGCAAAAGCGTTAGAAGTGAACGCAAAAAATAATAAAACAATAAGACGATACACAATATATCCTCAATAAAAAAAGGGAGCCGAAGCCCCCCTAACCTTTCATATTTTGAGCCGCTATAAATCCTGCTAGACCGCCCAAAAGAGTAAAAACTATGAGTTGGAGGTCATGCAGAACTAATAGCATGTTCGCTCCTAAATCTTGTTAACGGTACGCTTACCAAGACCGATAGTTTTAAGCGCCATTGCAATACCAATAATCACAACGCCCGCACCAACAACTTTTGTAGTCGTACCCGTCAAATCGATTGCAGCCCAGATATCATCTGCACCTTCAGCGCGAGCACCTGCCGATGCCATAAGAAGAAGTGAACCAACAGCAGCTTGAGTTTTAACTTTGCCTGCGAACTTACGAGCTTTATTCATGTATTTCATGATGTTTTCCTTAAATTAGCCTAATGACTTTTAATGCGGCTTTAATGCCATATGTTTGGAGAAAGCCAAATACAAAAACAAGTGCAAAACCACCTGAAAAGTAAGTAGCCATCTCCGACGAAGTTATTTGTGTATATGCCATAAAGTAATCGTATTCTTGAGCACTCAACATGACGTAACCAGAACAAGAAGAGACTTCAAGCTCAGGAACGACAGCTAAGAAACCGTCCGAATTGGGAATGGCGCATACAGGCATAACTAATCCTTAATTTATCGAGAGAATTGATTCAGTTTGAGAGCACTTGTTTGAAGTCATAAAGCGCACTAATCGCAGCAGCATGAGCAGGACGGTTATCTGAGTCCGAATCCATACGTTTTGTTAGCATCTCTATTCTTTCATCTAGTAAACGCATCACCTCATCAATATCCATTAGAAGACCTACTTCTTATGAAGATCATCAAAAAGTGATTTGATAACGGTGTAACCAGTAACAAAGTTTTGTTCTGGATTTTCTGGATTAGGCTCAGTTTGAACCTCAGCAAGAACAGGAAAAGCGGTAGACTCGAATTGCTTCAAAATCTCATCAGAAACAACGAAAGTCATAGAGCCACCATCTTCACCAACATCAAAACCAAAGGTCGAACAGCTACCCTTATCAGTTGACCAAGCGCGTGGTTTTTTACCGTAGAAAATATCTGCAATTTCGTAAGGCTTGCCAGTTTTTCCCGAGATACCTTTAGAGTGCGAAGCACCAAGTAGAACTAATTTCATTTTTAACCGCCCGTTATTTCTTTGATTATTTTTTGATGAATATCAGGAAGACTGAACTCTGAATCCTGATGTTCACTAGATACGAGGAGACCGAAAACCTTTTCGATATCCCCATCAAAATACTTAGCTAAATCGGCAAGAGTTCGACCAACTTGACGACGCGCCCACTTCGCTCTTCCATAGATATCGAGAGCGATTGAAGACTTTTTTGTGATCACCTTTACAGGGCAAGAAGCCACTATCGAAGCCGAGAAATCACACAATCCTGCATAATGGCCGCTAATATCGAGCAGCACATCAATAGGGAAATCCTTAAGTTCGACCTCATTTCGGAACCAGTACATATCAAGACCTAATTGAGCAGCCTTGTTATAAATACGCCAGTAAACCCTAGATTGACGGCTACCAACTTCAAACGATTCATTAAGAACTCGACCATTGGCCTCTTTAAAAACACGTTCGCCAGCAGCTGGAGTTCTACCTCTAGAGCTAGTTCTAAACGCATCATCTGAATAAGCTTTCCTTGCATAGTCACGACCAAAAAGGCCATGAAAATCATCAACAGCTAAATCAACACGCGAAAGCTTCGAGCAATCAAGAAGCTGTAACCACCAATGCAAGCGAAACAAAGATGTATGCTCGACAAGAGAGCGACACCCTACTCCTTCAAGCTGTATGTAACAGGTGTCACGGTTACCACCGAGAGCGACAAAACCAACGTGTTGACGAGAATGTTTAGGCGTTAAATGACAAGAATTTTCATAACCATTAAGACCTTTATCGCGCCAAGGTGACATTTTCAAACCAAGAACGTGAAGACAAAAAACCTCCAAACGGTCAAGCATGGCAACACGCCATTTAGATCGATAAAGATCCTCTAATTTTGCTTTACGATTAGGACAACGAACGCGCTGATATGTTGGTTTTGGTAGCGGTGCCCAGCAAGGATTAGACAAATCTGACTTGTGAGCATGACGAAGTGATGAGTACGGAAACGAAAAAGCAAGGTAATCAACAAAAACAAAAGGCGAAGCCTCAGTGTCGATTTGTAATTCCTCTGCTGTGAAGATCTTCTTTTTCATAACTAGCCCAAAACCCTAACCCTGTGCGAACATGTATACATGTGATTTCTGGTAAAACTAACCCCAAAGTACCCATGTATGCAAGTACAATTGAGAAAAAAATACAACTGCATACTAAAATACATGGATAACATCACAAACTGAGGTGCATATGACACAAAAATACACATCACTAAGAGTTAAAGAAGAAAACAAAATGAAACTGGAAAGAGTAGCGATAGATATCAGCTATGAAACAAAGGAATCTGTAAAGTGGACGGATGTGGCAAATTATCTATTTGAGAATTACCTACAAGAAGCAAAAGCAGACATGATCCATAAAAAAAGAGATTAG